CAGCCGTGCCGATGGTTGCAACGGCTGTCTGAGCGACCGTTTTGATCGCTCTTGTGCCTGCGGCTTTCAGCCATTTCAGTGCATTTTCCTTATTCATGACTACTCCTTTCCAGATCATCAATGCGGTGGTTCGCCACTTTGATCTGCTCTGCCTGTACTTCTGATTTCTTTTCAAGTGCATATGTGCGCTCTACGACATTGTTGTGCTTATCCACACGTTTTGTGAGTGCATCAAGCTTGTACTCGATCAAGGCTCTTGTCTTTTCTTGCTGCGAATGATTGTTGATCAGGCACACGATCAGCGTGACCGCTGCACTGATGGATGCTGCAATGATTGTTTCCATGATAGTCCTCCTTGATTTATTCCGTGCCGTCCATCAGAAGCCACCCGCAGCAGTAAATTGCGTCCTTACCATCCAGTGTGATCTGGGACAGCACGTCCACCGTGTGCTGGTAGTACGGGACTGCAAACGCATGCGGTAAGATTCGGTCTGCGTCATCGTACATCACGAGTGGGGACAGCACGGTTTTACCCCTTCTATCAGTAGTAACGTAGCAGCAGGATGTTTCAAGACTGAGCGTTTTCCTGCTCACAAGGTAAGTAGGAACTGCTGTGGTGACACGATCTGATAGACCTCCGTTAAATACAACAACGGTATTGCCGCCGCTGTCCTTTGTGATTGCAAATGCAAAATGGCTATCGTCTGTAGGACTGTTTCCTGCAAACTGGACAACAATTCCGCATCCCATCTTGTAGCATTTGTAGGCATATAGAAGATCTCCGATGGAAATCAATGTTTTCGAAGTTTCATTTTCTGTTGAAAAAAGCATAGACTGGAATCTTGTGGATGTAAATTCAAGCCATAAAAATTCCTGACTGCCTACTGTACATCGGATTCCAAATTCAGACTCTTCATAGTGCAGTCCATCCGTAACGATTTCGATACTGTCAAAATAACCAGATGCATTATCCTGCAGCCATGCAGCGAGGTTCTGCACGTTCGTTTCAATATCCGTGGCATACACGGTTGTTTGCTCGATCATTATGCTTCCTCCTTCATTTCGGCATTATGGACGCTTCCAACTGCGGCAAGGTCGGTGCGGAGGGTGGTGGTGGATACCATTGGGATCCCAGTTAAATTTGTGTTGACTTTTGCCGCTGATACTTCCAGATGCATTTCGATTCCATCGGAAATATCAAACACTAAATTTTTCATACTGATCCTCCCTTCGCTACCGGCTTGACATGGAGTGTACCGTAAAGTTTACGATGGATCAGCCCCGATGCGTCATACAGCGCAAAATGCAGATCATAATCACCGTTCCAGTCCACCGTTTCAGCGGATGTTATCGTGACCTCGAAACCGCCCTCAACTGCCGTGCACTCTTTGTTGAGCACCGGTACAGTGGGATTATCGGACGCCGCAATAATTACCCGCATGGTGCACCCTTCCGTGCTCACATGCTGCCCGTTGTCATGCAGGGCTATCAAAAATGGACCTATGGTATCCCCCGCAAGGCAAATCATCGGCGGCAGTTCATTGTAAAACTTGTGTTCTTTCATTACAGCCCTCCGTTCGTCAGTCTGGTTTCGATGTCCCTGAGTGCCTGCGGCAGAGTTTTGTCCGCTTTGTATGCTGTCAGATATACGTTTTCCATGCTGATGGTTGCACGAAGATCCCCAACATTAAAGCCCGGTAGGATCAGAGCATTTCCTGACAAGGAACCATCGGTATTTATGCCGTTAGGCGTGAACCGTGTTTTGTGATTTCCACTCTCTGCTGATATGACCACATACTCATCATCGGTTGACTTTACCTTTACACTACCACCGGTAATACTAATATTGGATGCGATAACAGTACCGTCAGTCGTAACGTGGAACGAGCCGTCACCATTGAGAATCTCAACACCACGAAGCACTCCACCGGAAATGAAATCTGCGACAATTGCCCCGTCCATAGTGATGGCAGCATTGCCATAATCGCCGTCATATCCCGTGCTGCTGTAGGCAAATCCACCTGCATTCCATCTCCACACCTTCGTAGCAGTTGCCTTGTCGGGCGTGTCCATGATGAGGATTTCGTTTTCATTGACAACGACATAGCCGTTGATTCCTGCCTTAATCTGAGCTGTGGCATTTGCTTTTGCCGCAGCAAGGATTTCCGTTTTCTGCTTTGGCGCTGCGTACTGGATATAGTCATAGGTTTTCGTGGCAAGGTCGGTCATCTTTTCCACCTTGTCGCCGATTTCTACAGCGGGCTTGTAGGGCTTGTAGATGTCCACGGTGCGTTTCATGATACGCAGCGGCTCGTCAATGCCCATCAGGGGTTGGAAGAAATGATAGGTGTTGCCCTCACAGAAGCTCTCTGCATCCTTGCCAATGGTCGAGAGGTCGAGCACCGTGGCACGATATGCCTTCTTGATGCGGTTGTTCTGCTGAAGATATGCCGCACCACGCTCACGCAGTTCTGCAGGGTTGGTGCAATCGTCAAACGTGACTGTACCGCAGATGATGCCGTACTTTTCGACTGCCTTCGCATCGTCGATCCAGATGCGCCCATCCGCATTTGTGCTTGCAATGGTCAGGCGTTCTTCGGTTTCGTCATTCAGCCGTGCTCCAAGGGGGATCAGACGTGTGATGACGTTCGTTGCATCGCATTCCACGGACAGATCCATGAGATTGCGTGCAAGCTCCACACGGGTGCTGCTCACGGTTCCGAGCTTCTTCATGTAGTCCAGATACAGCTTGCCGTCCGCCTTGCGGATGCGGATCTCACCGCCCAGAACGTCAACGAGGTTGCGCTTGATCTCATCGAGCGTCTTGCCGTAGTTCAGTACCTTTTCGGCAGTTCCGTGCATATCGCACATACCGAGATGGATGTGCTTTTCCTCCGGCACAAGGCTGTTGTGCCATGCCAGAACGTCCAGCAGGAATGCCGATACATCCGTATCCGTGTACACTCTGTAGGGCTGCACGGTGTCACAGAGATACGCCATGTAGCCTTCACAAATGACGTTTTTGGCGATGACGCCGCTGCTGCTCATCTTGTTTGTGATCTTCAGGATCCTGCCTTCAAACTCTGTTTTGTTCGCCTGCGTGTTCTGCACGGCAATTTCCGTCTGTGTTTCCGTGAGCTTGTCATAGCAGGGGTTCTGCGGCAGCACCGTGAATGTGCAGGAGGGGATCTTGTTGATCTCCCCCGTAAAGGTGCATGCCGCAAGTCTGCGGTGACTGTTCACGTCAAGCTCGCTGATGAGTTCTTCCATGCCGCCGTTTTTGATTTTTACTTCATACACTACAAAATTCCCTCCTCTGCAGAAGTTCTGGTATTCATGAATGCTGCCCACCCTTCGGGGCTGTTTTTGTATTTCCCGGTGCTTGCCGCTGTCGCAAACTCCAGCACGATCGCCGCATCCAATGATGTGATTACGCCGTCACGGTCTGCATCCGCCAGTACCTCCTGTTCCGGTGTGAGTCCCGACGCATTGCCGGCGCTGATTGCCGTTGCTGCAGTCATGATGATCGCAGCATCGGCAGATGTGGCGGCGCCGTCACCGTCGAGGTCGGGGAAGGTGGAGGGGGCGTATGGGAGCTTTGGGACAATTGGATAACGGAATGGGGAGGCTTTGAATTTAACATCAATCAAATATAAACCATACTTTTCTGTTATTTTCGGTGTGATAGGTTCAGCAAGGAAGTAGTGCTCAGGCATCATATCGTCATACAGCGGTACATATCCACTGACATTCAACCACGCACAAATTTTCCGAATCGTCTGTTGCGCCCGATTTTCAGCATTGTCCATAAGCACTAACCGATAACGTAAATCCCTTTCACCATATGCCTGTATACCATACAGCGTATTGAAATTTTGCACATCATTGCTGTATGGGACGGTTTCAACAATGCGTTTCTTTTCCGGCTGACCGATTTCACGTTCAGAAATTCTGCATCCGAAATCATTCCAGCTGTGTTTGTCGTTCATTCGGATTCCTATATGTTTCTTCATCAGTGCCCCCTTTGCGTAAGTACAACCATTTCACCCTGCTGTCTGTCGATATGAGGGAGTGCCGCTTCTGCGACTGTTTCACCGTCAACGACCAGATAGATGATGTACGGACCGTTTTCAGAGTCCACTGGCTGAGGCTCGGGCGATTCAGAACCGCTTCTCATGGATGAGAACGTCCGCAGCATACGGTCGAGTTCATTTGTCACTGCCAGATTTTCACCGTCAGCAATTGCAAACAGTCTGCGCTGCTGTTCCTTCGTCAGAACCATTTCACCGTCCTGCGCAAGGATCGGGGCTTCCTCTGTATCAAAATCAATGATACCGCCCGTGTGGAAACGAGGGAGTTTGATATTTGTTGGAATACGGTACTCAATATTAACACCAGCAGCAGCGCCTATTTTGTTGACGCCATCTAAAAATCCATTGATTAAGCCGCCAATTCCGTTAATTGCTGCTTCTGCAATTCCCGGCAACTGGTTAAATATGCCTTTAAAAATGCCGATGATGTTCTGCCACGCTGCTTCCCAATCTCCTGCAAGCACGTTGTTAATAAAATCAACCGCAAGTGTCCAGGTGTCAGTCATCTGTTGCATCGCATCCATCACACCTTGGATCACAGGCACAAGAGTGCTGACTGCAATGTGAAGGTAAATGCCCAGAGCGTCTGCAAGCAGTTTAATAACCGGGATCAGATTCCGAATGATTGGCGCAAGTCCATTTTCTCCAACCAGATCCACCAGAAGCGGAAGCAGTTCTATCACGATATCCAGCAATATTGGGATGATTTCCCCGAATGCCTCTGCAAGTGCAGGAAGCACATTTTTGGCAAGTCCTTCGATGATCGGATTAAGCTTTTCTGCCATTTCTTCAAGCTTTGGGAACAGTTCCTTTGCAAGGTATGGCAGTAAATCTTCATTGACAAGTGTCTGTATCCATTCGGTGAACCCCGGCATTGCCTGTTCCGCAAGCTCCAGAATCGGAATCAAAAGTGCAGAAAACGCCTCTACAAGCGGCGGAAGTACTCCTTCAATGAGAGGGAGCATCTTTTCGATCAGCACGCCGAGTGTCGGAATCAGCTGTTCACCAAGCGGAAGCAGGAGCATTTCAGCTGCTCTGCTCAGTGCCTCGAACATGGAACCGAGATCGTCGTATTTCACTTCGCCGATCTTTCCGAGAGCGTCCTCTGTGTTGTATGCGCTATTTTCGATATCCGCAAGCTGTGCAACGACATCGGCACCCAGATCCTCCCACATTGTGCCGAACAGTGCGACACCTGCTGCATCCTTTTCGAGGGGATTATTCAGACTGTCAAGGGCTGCAATGGTTTCGTCAAACGCTTCCTTTGCAGCTTCGCCGCCCATTGCGAATTTCATCGCCATTTTCTCGGCATTCAGTCCAATCGCTTCAAAGCCTTCTGCCGTTGTGTCGGAACTGTCGATTGCCTTGATGGAAATTTCCTTGATGGCGTCGCCCACCTTATCGAGGCTCCATGCACCTGTTTCAGCGCCCTTCTCCATAATGTGGAACATGTCATCGGAAGTAAATCCAAGCTTTGCAAATTGTACAGAGTATTCCGAAATACTGTCGATCAGTTCGCTTGAGTAGTCCAGACCATTCTGCGCGCCTGCAGCGATCAGCCCCATCGCTTCATATCCGGTAATGCCGAAGTTGTCCATCATCGCCTTTGCGGCTCTGGTAGATTCCGGAATATCATACTGATACACATCACGCAGCATAAATGCCGCTTCTGTTACATTCTGCAGGTTGATGTCATTCAGTTCACCGAGATTCTTCTTGACGGCTGCCATGCTGTCGGCGATGTCCAGAAAATCCTCACCGTAATTGTTCAGATAGATCTTTTCCAGAACGTCCTGGTATTTGTCCAGTTCAGATTTTGACGTACCTGTGGATGCGGCGAACTGGTTCATCGCTTTGTCGAGATCCACTGCCGTATTTACAGCAGCCGTTCCGATTCCAACCGCAGCAGCCCCTACGCCGAGAACTGCCGCACCTACCGCAGCACCTACAGTTCCAGCAGTCCCTGCGACGGAAGATAATGCACCGCCCAAAGCTTTTTCAGTCATATCGGCGGTTTCACCCGTAGCTTTACCGACGTTTTTCAGTTCCTTGCGGTAACTTGCAAGCGCCTGCTCGGTAGCAATCACCTCACGCTGCAGCTTGCGGTATTCCTCATCGGGCATGTCACCCGATTTGAAAGCCTTTTCAGCATCCTTCTGCTTGTCTTTGAGATCCGCAAGCTTTTTTGAAGTTTCCGAAATAGCTTCAGACAGCACTTTCTTCTTTTGCGCTGCGAGCTGTGAATTCTTGCTGCCCTTTTCCAGAAGCTTGCCTATCTCTTCAAGTTCCTTCGAGAAATCCTTGGATTCCTTTTTGGATTTCTTTGCGCTTTCACCGATACCGTCAAATCCCTCGGCAGCCTTTTCAGCGGATTCCTGCACATCGGATAAAGCCTGCGGCATTTCCTCTGCTGTTCCCGCAAGAGATTCGGCAGCGGTATTCGCTTTTTTCATTTCAGCCGTAATGGACTGTGAAGCCTTCTTCACTGCTTTGTCAGACTGTTCGGTGCCTTTCGACAGCGCATTGGCTGTTTCCTGCGCAGTTTTCTTGGCATCCTGTTCGGATTCTTTCAGATCCTTTTTATACTGACTCGTATCCGCACGAATGCGGTATACTACTTCGCCGTCAGCCTGCGTGTTCGGCATAAAACCACCTGCCTTTATGATGATGCACGGGCTTTAAGTACCTGTGCGAGCGATGCGATTCCTGATCTGAAATTCTGTTCCCGTTCTTCCTGTGAGATCTCCAGCGCATAGTAGTTTTTCAGTGCAATCAGGTTTTCAATGTATTTCCCGTTGTGTTTGTTCGGCTCTGGGATCGGCTCCTGACGAATGCGCATGACTTCACGCATTTTTGTGCGTTCGGAAAGCCCCTGAAACAAGGCAACGAACTTCCACCAATGCAGCCGTCCGCATTCCTGCGTCAGATCTATGCCGTAATCCATCAGGAATGATGCATAAAGATACGCACCGTCCTGCAGGAAATCAAAGCACTTCAGTCCTTTTCTGTCTGATTTTTTTGTAATGCTGATGTACTCTTCAAAAATGTGTTCCAGAAGTTCCGTGGGGGGATTGCTGTTTTCCACCAGCAATGCCAAAGCAAGCGCCTGCTTTTCACTGCCATACAGCACCTCATCCCGGTACAGTGCAAACACTCTGAGAATAACGTCGAATGAAAGACGCAGTTTCCAACGCTTGCCGAGAAACACTGTTTCTTTCGGCAGGGGACTTGTCAGATCGAATGTCATAAACCAAGCTTTCTGCGCTGACGGCGGTTCAGTGCTACATTGTTGACGAGCATATCTCTGCGGTTCTTGGCGTAGGCTTCCACAGCCGGATGAATGCGATCGTAGATAAACGGAAGCACGTTCAGTGTTGCGTCGATATACGAGCCGTCAAAGTATTCGAGGATCCTTTCCGTTGCATCTGCTCCGAACACCAGATGAAAAAGCGCATCAGCTGCATTGCTGAAGGCCGCCACATCACCGACCTGTTTCGCCTTTGCAATTTCAAGCTGCGTTTTGCGGTAGTCTTTTGCAATGTGTTCGGGGCTGATGTCGATATGAATCAGCACCGTGGGATGATCCTTCGTTTCCATCAGTTCCAGATCTTCAACGATCCGTTCCTGTTTTCTGATCTGATATGCCATCTTCATTCCTCCTTTTTATGAAAAGAAAAGCACCCCTTTCGGAGTGCTTATCCGTTACTGTTTCTGTGTTTCGACCTCGGGCTTGCCATTGAAATGGATCTCCAGAGAAACTGCCGTTCCATTCTGGGATTCTCCGCCGCTGCGGTTGATCTTGGCAAGCGTTACAGGACAGCTGATCACATCGCCATCGGGGCAGTACAGCTTGCATGTCGTCTCTCTTGCCTTGCCCCAATTGTAGAGCACGGCATCGCTGAACATGTAATCCTGTGCAGGGTCACCCTTCATGCGCACGCCGCTCAGAGTCACAGTAAGCTGACCGCCCGTCACAAAGGACGAACCATAGCCTCCGTCGCCAAAGAATGAGAACTGCTGCACCACCTCGTTCAGAGATTCGGTGATGCTGTTGAAGCCTTCGGCGATCTCAGCCATGGTTTCCGATTCGCCTTCGGGCGTTGTGTTGATTTCCAAACGGTAATCGTAATTCAGTGCAATATCCGGCATTTAAAAGCCCTCCTTGTTATAGTATTTCAGATTGATGATGCACGAATAGATCCAGAAATTCCCTTCCTTTGCGACGTAATTCGGAGCTGTCGCAACAGTAAGGCTATAGATTCCATGTTCGTGCCGTTTATTTCGTGTCAGTGCTGTGCAGATCTCATCAAGCGTCCCGAGCGCATCTCTCTGCTGCATGGATTTGCACAAAAACAGCAGCGACATTGTATCGCTGCTTGTTCCGTCAAAATACTGTTCGCCTGCAGGAGATGGAGCCACCTGCACTGCAAGCCCTCCGGATTCAGGGAGCTGTCCGATGACTGCTCCTGTAGTTTTGGAAATGTAGGATAATATGGTCGTGCGGATTGCTATCACCTCTTTGCATACTGTGAAAATGCTTTTTGCATTCTCAGCAGCCATTCATTGCCGTGGACGCTTGCGGCATAATGTGCCCACATTTTTCGAGCGTTCGGATTCTTGTCCTTTCGTGCTGCATCCAGATAGTACTGCCTACGGGCATAGGGGGTATGCCAGCGTAGGACTCCCTTTTCCGGTTCGCTGAGTGTCTCGCTGCTGCCGATCAGTCCCTCCTGATCCTGCTTGCAATAATAATTGCAATCCTTCAATGCTGCCTCAGATGTGACAAACACAGCTTTTTCAACCGCCGTTTTCAAGCGTTCTTCCGTTGCAGTGACATTCAGATTCACAGAAAATTTCACATCCATTATACCAGCCCCAGTTCGTAATGATGCAGTTTTTTGTCATCATAAATCAGCTCGATCGTTTCAACAGTGTATTCTTTTCCGCCAAAAACAATCTTCTGCCCGGGTGAAAACTCGACGTTCTTCGGCGTGCTGTTCCGCAAATCGTAAAACAATACCGCAGATAATGTGATCTGACGGTTCTGTTTATCGGTCACAAGCTTGGATGATGGTTCGATTCGGATGTGTTTGAGGTCTGCAACGGTCGAGAGTGTTTCACTCTGCCATTCATCCATTGTCACCGCCATCAGCTTTGCATGATGAATCAGCAGCTTTTTCGGAATCGGTTTCAATATACCGCCACCCCTCTGTAAAGAAGACCTGTTGATTCCAGATACTCCTTTGCAAGAATGCACAGAGAACCGCCTGACGCACTCACAGCACCGTTTTGTGTTCCGTCCGAATAACTGAACCTGCCAAGCGTTACCGAGCTGTATGAACCTTCTGTGAGGCTCTCGACGCCACCCTGGCTTTCGATGTAATCCGCCTGCGCACAAACGGCTTTGCAGACCGGCTGCTTCAAGATCTCCGGAACCGAATCAACAGTGTAACCTCTCATAATGATGGTGTTGTTCACTGCATCAGCAGCACGGGAGAGAAGGAGGGAAAGCTCCTCCTCCGTGCCGTTAAAGCTGCCGTGCCATTCGTTGCGGTAGAAATCAAGCATGGTTACTCACCGGCCTTTTCTTCCGCCTTTTTTTTGCTGCCCGGCTTCTTGCCCTCAGTTGTTTCAGTTGTTTCTGTTGTTTCTGTTGTTTCTGTTGTCATTTCATCTGCTCCCACCTCAACAGAAGCGACAGGTTCACTATCTACAATGACCTTGATTTCTACCGGCTTCTCCGGTTCGGGCTTCGGGAATGTAGCACCTACGATCTTACCCATATTTCATACCTCCTTTACACGGTTGCCTTGTGCATATACAGACCTGCACGCTTGTTTTCGTAAACATCGGCAAGACCGTATGCACGGTAGAAGAATGCCCATGCATCCTTCTCCTGGTTAGCTTCGGGACTGATGACCTTGCTTACAGTGTGCTTCGGATACTGCATCAGTGCATCAGTGCGAACAACAAAGAAGTTGATGTTTGCTGCACCTGCAGCCTTAGCATAACCGCCGATCTCTTCACCGGATGTTTTACCGTCACGCAGTTCGATGGCAGTATAGAAACGGCTCTGGGGGATCAGTACGATCTCACTGAAACGGGAGAGAACTTCCTTGGACTTTGTGGTGTCCATATCGTCGATCATACCCTTGCGTGTGGGAGTGATATACAGAATTCTGCCTTCCTGCGGAACTTCGTCCTCATCCATCTGATTTGTCGCTGCTCTGAGCGCAGCAATTACGCTTTCACCTGTCGTCAGATCTCCTGTTGCAATGGAAATGCCCTCCTTGGAAGCATAGGTCGCAAAACGGAATGCATCCATTTCGGGAACGACCTTCGTTCTGATGAACTCGCTGGAGAGTTTACCGAATGCAAGACCTGCGGTTTCCTCGTTGTCCATAGCGTCAACATTAAACTTTCTTCCACGGTCATAGTTGAATGGAACTGTTTCATACGTCATGGTGACGTCGCCGTTTACATAACCGGAATTGCGGTCGTATTCTGCCAGACCGTCCATGCTGAGCTTGGGAATGATGATCTCGTTTGCGTTTGCGCCTGCCTGTGCAAGTGTGCTGTCACTGTCGAGACGAGCTGTCAGGGACGCCTGCTTGTACACCTCGTCAAGCAGGCTGATGTACTTTTTGAATTTTTCGATTGCGTTTGCCATAAATCAGTTTCCTCCTTAGTTTACTTTCTTTCGGGGAGTCCCATTACACGACGTGCTTTTGCATCGTCCGCATCGGGACTCGGATTGTTGTTTGGTGTTGCGGTTCCTGTAGTGGTGGGCTTGGGTGTGCCGAATGCAGGATACTTTTTGAGGATTTCCTCAATTGCCTGATCTGCCGTCACCTTATCGGTGATCTTTGTTTTTGCCAGTGCAATGACGTCATCCAGAGCATCTGCATTTACACCCTTGCCGAGTGCGGTGACCTTCAGCTCAGCTGCTTCCGCTCTCGCTTCTGCGGCGGTTCTTGCCTTTTCAGCCTTACTGATGGCTGCAGCGTGCTTTTCTGCGTCGGTCCTCTGCGATTCCTGCCACTTACGGAACGCTTCAAGTTCCTCGGCGGAGGGCGTATCCGCAGCAGGAGAAGGCGGTGCAGGCTTCGGGGGTTCGGGTTTCGGAGCGGGCTTCGTGTCGTCGGGCTTCGGATCCGGCGGTGCGGGATTCCCTTCGGGTTCCTGCGGCGCAGGCCCGCCCTCTGCAAAAAACTGCATCGGGATGCGGAACAGTTTTTTCATGTGTATTCCTCCGTTTCTTAAATTTGGATATAAAAAATGCACCTCCGGGGAGATGCAGATTTATCTTGTTTTGGGCATAAGAAAACCGCCTTGTTTAAGGGCGGTTCAAAACATATTGGATAAACTCTTCATTGAGCTTTAGGTTGTATTTATCAAAGTGATAAATTTCAGTCTCATACCATTGGTACACTCCATCGGTTCTTGCATTGTTGGCATCATAAACAACCTCTCCTGTAAATGCATCTTTGACAGGTTCACTTGTAAACGCACATTCCGGAAATCGCTTCAAGTAGGCAAGGATTTCCGCTTTACCATCAATAGTTGTATTACTTGTTGCTTTCGCAAGCTCCTCCTTGCCAAGTTCTTTAATAGAACGATCGAATATATAATGTTTAGACATGCCAACACCTCCTTATTTTCTTGAATGAAACGCTTTCATTTCGCCGTCGTTCTTTTCTCCGATATCGAATGAGCCATCCGGATATACGAAAATATCTTTCGTAGGTGCCTCTACTTCAACACCCAGCTCGTTTGCAAGAATCTGAGCGAAGCAATCTCCGGTATTATCAGTGTTACCTGTGGAACATGAAAGAAGTCGAATTTTTGTCCTTGGTGTATAATCCTTTCGATTTCTGATGATACTTGCAAGTGTATAAGCATCAATCTGCTCTCCGAAAAATTCTGCAGATGTCGGTGTGCCATGCAGCGCAACATCATAGAAACCTTCTTTGGGCAGCACATTTTTTACATAAGATGCAAATTTATTGGTATCTGTATCAACTGCAAAGATTGGTTTTTCCTCAGAAACACCTCTATTTACCAATTCAAGCCTTTTCTTGCGGGACTTAACGATCTCATAAGGTCTTTTCTTAATTGTACCACCTTTTGCTGTAGAAGTCAAGGATTTTCTAACCTTCCCAGCAACCGTCCTGTTATACCCAACCACCGCCGTGCGGTCTGGCTTATAGCTCAACCCATTATCCGCACAGTACTGCTGCAGCGTCTGCTGCCGCTGTTTCAGAGTAACGGATGCCTTGCGCAGCCCTTCCTCATCGCCCAGCTCGTCGAGTACCATACATTCCCGCTTGGATCGACGCACACGGCGTTCCAGTTCACGCTGCACCTGTGTTTTCTCATAGAGGTCGGCATTCTCCTTTTCGTCATACGGAAAATACCGCTGCACATCAATTCCCGGCGTGAATGGATAAACCTGAT